GCGATGTACGGTGTAATCCCCGCCGCCATCGGTCACGGCATAGTCGCTGGTCCCGTACAGATTGAGCGGGGGCAGCTTATCCCATTCCTTGAACCAGTCGCGCTGGAAGTACGTGCCTTCGTCGGGCTGCGGCTGCTGCTGGTAAAGGGCTGACCATTCCCGCTGCCCCACAGTGTCACGGATGCGCTCCAGTGCCGGGACGGGATACCATGCAGGCCATAGAGCCTCACCAGACGGATTGATGGCAGGAAGCTCAAGCACCGTCCACTGATCACCCTCCTGCTCCAGCAACCGCCCTGCGAGGTCGTCTTCATGCCAACGCGTCTGGATGAGCACGATCGCGCCACCAGGCATCAGGCGCGTGTAGAGCGTGGAGCGATACCAATCCCACACCAACTCCCGACGTCGTTCGCTGTCAGCCTCCTCACGGTCCTTAAACGGGTCGTCTATCAACGCGATGTCCGCGCCGCGTCCGGTCACTGCCGTGCCCACACCCGCCGCTACGTAGGTTCCGCCGCGGTTCGTGTTCATGCGGTTCGCGGCTTGGCTGTCGGGAGCGAGACTGACCCCGCTGAACACTTGTGCGAACTCAGGCGCTGCGACGATGTTGCGCACGTTGCGGCCGAAGTCCGAAGCAAGGTCGCTGTTGTAGCTCGCTGCGATGATCTGCCGGCGCGGATTGCGCCCGAGGCACCATGCCGGAAAACGCTTGGACGCCAGTTCCGACTTGCCGTGCCTAGGCGGCATGAAAATCATCAGTCGATCAATCTCGCCCCGCTCTACTGCTTCCAGATGCTCAGCAATGCGTTGGTGATGCCCTGCGGGGACGTATGTCTCGTTCGTGTACTCAGTGAACGCAAGCAGCCGACGCCTCGCCAGTTGCTTCCTCAGCCCCTCCAGCTCGGCCAGCGAGGAAAGGAGCGACTGCCGATGTGAGGCGCTGGATACGCTCTGCAAGCTCGTCATCGCTCATCTCGCTAGTGTCATCGGTGATATTAAGGTTCACGTCCTTAGGCAACAGGCTGGCGATCACCTTGAGGTACTGGTCGGGCTTCTCGTCGCGGGTCTTCTGAATGGCCTCGACGCCGTGCTTGTTGAAATCGTCGTGCAGCGCTTCAATGAACGCCTCGCCCAGCTTATTGCGTGCGCCTTTGGGGCGACCAGGCCCGCCATTATTGCCCGGTACAAATCGGCCCTTTTCATCCTGACGTGGAAAGTCGCTATCCATCACATAAACCAACTCGCAATGATGGTAGCAGCCGCTACCCACGACGCGCGCCCAATCCAGACAATAGCCATTGCAGCAGCCACAGCGCCTCGCCCCTGCGGAGCGAACATCTCACGCAACTGGCGATCGTTTTCAGCGGCGTTCGCGATCATTCCCAATTTCCGTACCCTCCAGTGCGCAGGCACGTGCCCAGGTCAAACCCGTCGTTCAGGTCCTCTATCTGTTCTTGTGCGTACCAACGCTTACGGGCACGTTTCACAGCAGCAGCGGGTGCGCGTTTAGGCATAGTCGGTCGATTGTACCTTGCGCCGATCGTTTGCCGCCAGCGCTCGATTGTAGCCCCTCCTACCCCGTATCGAACGCGAAGGCGTAGGTTGCCCTCTATGCTGGCATAGCGCGCGAAGTCTTCCGGGACCGGGAGAGTGGGGCGCGGCATTATAGCTCCACCTCGTGATTACGATATGCGGTGAGAGCCTCAGCTACGGCCCGTCCGTTCCGCAGGTAGTCACCAAGCGGCGCATCCTCGGGAACACCGTCGCTCGTTGCGATCGCCCGCGCGATGTATTCGATGAACTCGTTATCCTCGGTCATGCGTGGCCTCCGACTGGACACATCGCACTGGTGACGGCCCTGCAATCAATTGAGCGCCGCCAAGGCCACCCATCAGAAACGCGACGAACGCGGACATCTTGACCCGCTCCTTCCAACGCCAGCTAAGCCGATGCCACAGCTTCATGCGTTCTCTCCCTTAGTAAGGGATTGCCGATGTGCGCGCTCTACGATAAGTTTTCCTGCAATGTAGGCGCGGTTTGCTCGTCGTTCTTTTCTCGACAAGTCTTCCGGCATTCCGATGAAACGGGCGGCATCCCATATCCACCATTTGCGCATCATGGTATTGTACGATGGAAGCCTGCGCCACGCGGTTACGTCAGCCAGATAGATTTGCCCGCGCCTACTAAATACCCAGCAGTTACGAACGAGCATCGCGACGCAGCCGCCTGCGATCAGCGCGAAAGGCGCAAGGATTGCTACGTCACTCATGTGCCGTGCCTCCCGCTGTTAGAGTGCGGCCGAGTTTGATGCAGCGCTTTGCCAATGCGACGGCTTCATCGGTGTGCGGCACGAACGAGTGCGCAACCTGATCGATCGCCGCGGCCTCATCCGGGTCTATCGGGTCTACTGGCTTAGGTAGATCGGATATGAATGTCCTTGCGCGCTCGATGTACTGCCCGAAGATGCGGCTGCGGTCCCAAACGCCTCCGCCGTCACTCTCCTGCGCCAGCTTGCACAATAGATCGATCGCTTCCTCACCCATCCGCTGTGTTAGTTCCTCATTAGAGGGGGTGGAGGGCTTGGCAGAATGAGCTTGAGCGGCGTTGCGGATGATGATCTCGCGCCCGAATGAATGGCCGTCTCGCCCGACGTGAACCTCGCCATAACCTTCGACGCGCACATGGAACGAATGTCCGCCGATTGTGCCGCCAATAAAGGTCGCAGGATGCCTGCCGCCACCCGGCAGAACTGCAACAAGCTGCTGCGAGAAATCGACTAGCTTATCCACGTGCCATCTCCCTATCTATATAGAACTTTACCCACTCAATGGGAAGCGAATACTTGCGTGCTAATGCTGATCTATCCGCTCTTGCCAGTTTGTCGCGCGGCGTCTTGATCATGCCGCAGATAAAGTCTGTGAGCGGCATCGTGCTCATTGCACGGTAACTCCGCCCGCTATTCCGGCCGCGAGCTGGCCGAACCCTCGCGGGGGCGATGCGCCGTTGCGCTTCGGTTGCGGTTCAAGTTCGTTCTCACGGCCCCGCATCCACGGCTGCGCCGCGATCTTGGCGAGGTAGGCGCTGGTGTCGGCTACCGGGGCGGCTGGGGTTTTGCTGCCGGCATTGGCGCGCAGATCATCGTCGCGGCCCGCGGTCGGCATGTACACGTCCGTCCAGAGGTTGACCGTTGCCTTGTCGAGAACCTTGGCGATGTCCCATCCGGCCGCACCAATCTTCTCCAGCTTGGTGAACAGGCGACTAGCGGTGTAGCTGTCGACTGCCGCTTTCTTCCGCTGTCGCATTGCCACGAACGCGGCCCAGGGCTCGGCAGGAACCCAATCAGGAACTTCGAAGGTGTCGGAACGAGCGCGCTTGGGCGCGTCTCTCTTTTCTTCTTTCCCTTCTTTCCCTTCTTTATGTGTGTCCCGCGACTGTCCCGTGGCTGTCCCGGTTTCTGCGTCCCGACTGTCCCGATCATCCTGATATTTGCTGTAATTCAAGATAGTTAGAATGGTGCCTGACTGTCCCGAGGCTGTCCCGACCATCTCGGCGTCGGCAAGGCGCTGCAAAAATCGAGCGACCTTGTTCTTGCCCCATCCAAACGTCGTTTCGAGCGCACGAAGTGAGACGTGAAGCTGTCCGCGTTCAATGCGCAGCCGCTCGCCCTTGCTGTTGGTCCGCACAGTTGGCTTCCACGCCGCGCGCTCAAGAAGCCACAGCCAAGCTTCGCGCTCCGACATAGGCTCGTCGGCGAATACGTCGCATTCACGCCAGCCGCGGTAGAGGCGGATATAGCCGCTCATATGAATGCCCGCATTTCTTCGGGCACCGGCTCACCGGTATGCAATTCCAACATCTGCAAGCCTAACGATAGCCAAGGCGGCGGTGCGCCTAGCTCCGGCAGCTTCACTAGCATCGCCGCGTAATTCCAGATCGTAAAGCAGATGTGGTCGAACAGCTCCTGATCCATCTCAAACCACTCGCCGTGCAGACGTTTGGCCGCGAAATGCTGGTGCAGAGCCGCCTCATCTTCACGTGTGCCTGGATGCGCTGAGATAAGCCGCAACTGACCCGGTGAGCCGGTCTGCAAAGACTTAATGCGTTTTTCAGGCGATCCGGCCGTATAGCCGATCTTCAAGCGCAAAGTGGCGTCGCAAGCTACGTAATAGATCGTGCCTAGACGCACGCTCGGCCGACCGCGGCCAATCTCAAAATATTCAAAGCCGTTCATTAGAACGCCTCCCGAACAAACCCGCCGCCAGCCTTCTTGGGCTGCTTACGGAGGGCGTAGAATTGGATGGGATACAGGTCGGCAGCGACCTTGATCTTTACGCGAGCGTCATCGGTCCAGAAGCCCTTGACCTCGTGCGCCTGCAGCTCGCCATTGGTGAGCATGACGAAGAAATCAGGCGTGTAGAACGTGTTGTCCGCCAGCCGCAGCTTGACGCCCTCAAACTTGTACCAGGCGACGACACCGGCCTGCTTTTCAGCCTCTAGCACGCGGCCATATTCGGCCTCGGTGCCGTTCATTGCGCCGGCCTTCATGCGGCCAAGAGCACGCGCGCGGCCAATCACTTCACCACCACCTTTGCCAGCGGCAGGGTGTGCGTAGGCTCAGAGACGCGGTGAGCGGTCCAGAGAGCGTTGTGACGCTGTACGGCCATGAATGCAGGGAGGACGCGTGCTGCGACCTCTACGTGAGCGCGGGGGGTCATGCTGCGAGCCTCCGCTCAGCTTCACGACGACGCTTGCTCTCGGCGCGCTCGATGATGTCATCACCGGTCACGATCGCGTTGCCGCAGCGCCAGTGCGTGGCGTCGCGGTTGGGCTTGCCGTCGATCAGTGCGTCGACCGGACGACCCATTGCATTGCAGCGGTAGACTGGGCCAAAGCGGCGCAGATAGTCCGCGGCCATCCCTGCGCGGCTCACGTCCACGATAGGACGGTCAACCGGTGCGGTCATATATGCCGGCCGTCCGCGCGGGTTCTTGGGAGGCTCTACGCGTGCTGGCGCGATGCGCTTGCGCTCGTAGCCGATTTCACGATCCCACCGGCGTCGAACTTGTTCCGATACGCCGTACTTGGCCTCCAGCTCGTGAGCATGGCGTTCGCGGGCGATCTCGGCGTAACCCTCAGGCGCTGGGCCTTTCGACCGGCCGAAGATCTTGGGCTTCCGATCTAACCCGGTCTGGCGCACCAGACGGCGGATCGTCCGGGTGCTGACACCGTAGCGACAGGCCAAGCTCTCGAATGAGTCGCCCATGTGTTCGATGAAGTCGGCCGGCAACGGGAACGCTTGCGAAGGGTGCGTCATGCCTCGTTCCCCTTGCGCGTCTGTGCGCCGATACGGGCGGCTTCTTGACGGGCAGGACGTGCGGCGCGGCGTAGTTCGAGCGCGGCGTTGATGCCGAATGGGTCGAACACCTGTGTAGGCGTGCGGGTGAAGAACGCGCGCAGGTTCATGCGACTGCTCGCAACTGGACGACCTGACCTGCAAGCGCGATAGACTCACACGCGCTGATCGCCGGTCCATCCGGGCTGTCCTGGCGATGCGCGCGACCCTTCACGGCAAGGTAGTCGCGACAGCGGCGTTCGATCTCGTCGTGATCTATGTCAGTTGGCACGCTGACGATCGCGCGACCTTCGGGCATCATCAGCGACAGCAGCTCGTCAGGGACGACGCCTACCAGCCGATAGAGCGCATCCACGCCCATGATGGCGGTGTTGCCGTTGTGACCGGCATAGCTGCGCATCGTGCTATATGGGATGCCGCTGTCGACGCTGATCGCCTTGAGCGTAAGGCCGCGCGACTGGCACACCCGAAAGATGCGTTCCTGCGTCTCGCGCATGACATGCGTGATTTCGCGTTCAAGCGACATGATTGCGCACCTCGTTGTGCACGATTGCACCGAAATGGTTGGACTGAGAGAGACCCCCGAGTTCCGAGAGATCACCGCTAGGCTGCTGGCCGAATGGGCCTACATGATCCACTTTGCGGACCTGCTTGCGGAGATAGCCGGCGCGGGCGATTGCGACGGTGAGGACGATAGCGATGGCAATCCAGCCACCGAGCAGTTGCAGTGCAGTCATGCTTCCTCTCCTTGTGATGATGGGTTAGGCGGCAGCGAGGATTGCGCGGCCGATCAGCTCGGGGATTTGCGGAACGACGGCGTTTCCGAGCGCGGTCAGTCGAGGTTTAGCCAACCCGCTGGGAACCCCATCATGCCCTCGACACACGAAGGGCAGCTCGGCCCGACGAAAAGCATCGACAACATGAACTGCTTCCCGATACGGAGCCGTCTCTGCACGGACGGCGTCGACACATCCCCGCGGCTTCGATTGTCCGAAGCTAGGGGAGTACGCAGCAATCCATGCGCGGTCGCGACCGTGCGGGGCACCAACGGCGGAAGCTGGTATGCAATGCCACTCC